AACCTATCACTAAGAAGTGTGTGGGGTATGAATGGAATGCACGCTGATGGTAGCAAGGCAACTGGTTTCAAATCAATGGTTGTTGCTCAGTTTACTGGACTATCACTACAGAAAGATGATAGAGCATTCGTTAGATATAACGCATCAACTGGTAACTATGATGTAGCAACTGCTGGAGATGGTGCTCACCTAGACGGTTTCGCTGAATACCGTAAAGGATGGGGACACAGACACATCATGGCATCTAATGATGCTTTCATTCAGGCAGTTTCTGTTTTCGCTGTTGGATTCCAAGGTCACTTCACTGCTGAAAGTGGTGGTGACATGTCGATTACTAACTCTAACAGTAACTTTGGTAGCACTGCACTTAGGTCTGCTGGATTTAAAGCAAAAGCATTCTCTAAAGATAAGGCAGGAACAATATCTCACGTTGTACCACCTAAAGCACTTGATGTTATTTCAACAACTGCTACTGGTGCAAACGCAACAAATACAATCACACTCGCAAACGATGGTTCAATTGAGGGTGTGCTTCAAGGTATGAATGTTACTGGCACCAATATTGCTGCTAGTACAACAGTAGGTAGTGTCAATACATCCACAAGGGTAGTTACACTTACTAATAATAATACTGGAGTGGTTAATGGTAACGTCATCTTTGGTGATGAAGTATCAGTTAACTGGGTTAACATTGACATTCCAAGAACCAAAACAATTAATGCTGCATTAGCAGGACAGGGTGGTACACCAGGAACTAGATTATATCTCTATGGATATACAGTTGAAGCATCTCCACCAACAAATAGAGTTCAGGGTTATACGATTGGTGCTAGACAAGATGGTACTGGAAACAGTGCTATAGCAGATAAACTAAACTGCTTACTTGTTGCTCAAGGTGCTAACGTAGCAACCACTCACTCTGCAAGTATTTCACCTTATGGTCCAAGTGTATCTGGTAAAGATGCTGGTACTGCTGGATCACCATTACAATATGATAGTGCGACTTATACAATCAACGGCGTTGTTAGTGTTGGTGGTTGGTATCTATCGGTATCTGCTACAAACAACGGTATCTATACAACACTTTCTACTAATACTACTTACAACACTGTTAACTTCACTCCTACTACATTCCTTAAGCGTATCCCAGATAGTAGAGACTTGGCAGACAGGACATATCGTGTTCGCTATGTTATAGACAAGGATAAGACTAATCCATTACCAAGAGATCCTATCTCTGGTTATGTATTACAACCACTTAATAGTGATACTACATCTTATAAGTTAAACAGATCATTCTATGTTTATGATATAGAAACTGTCCAGAAGTTTGAAAGAGGTGTTAATGATGGTATATACTACTTGACCTTATTATGTGCAAGTATTGCTCCATCAACTGCTAACTTCAATGACAGAAAATTCTCACAAAACGTCAATGAGGTTTATCCTACGTTTGATAGAGATAACCCCCTTGCTGACCCTGGTGCTGCTGTGTCTGTTGCCGATAACCAAGTTATTGGACTGGTAAATGCAACTGATGGTGCTTCACCTACACCTAATTTGGATCCAAAACTGTCTATTACTAAGGAAGCAACTCAATTCCTACTAGCAGATACAGGATGGACTCAACCAGGTACAACTCCCAACTATGATTCGGTCAACGCAAGATTGTCTAGTGTTTCTCTCACTGCTCGTGCTGGTGATGAAGAAACCAGAAAGATTAATATTCGAGAGAATAATGATGGAACGGTCGCACCCATCCCTTGTGAATTACGACGACACTCTATACTTAGATCTGGTAACCATACATTTGAATATCTTGGTTTCGGTCCTGGTAACTACTCAACTGCATTCCCTCAGACACAAGTAGAAACCCTAACTCAAAATCAGGTTAGATATTCACAGAGTATTAAAGAAGAAGCAGGTGTTGCTTTCTACTCTGGACTTAACTCAAATGGTGACCTATTCATTGGTAACCAAGTTATCAACCCTGTTACAGGTCAGATAACAAACGAAGATATTGCACAGTTGAATGTTGTTGGTGAAGAAAACACAACCATTGAAACATTCTCTGAATTGGTTTTAACTGATAAACTCACTGTAATTGGTGGAGCATCTAACCAGTTAGAATCTATCTTTGCTGGTCCTGTTACATTCCAAGGTCTAACAACCTTTACGAATAACATTCAAGCGAAGAAAATTTCATACTATAACCAAGATGGAACAGTTATCAAGCAAACATTACTTGCACCAGAAGATGCAAATGGACTACCTGACTTCTCTAACATCACTGGTTATCCTACTCCTGCTGATGGAGACCTAGTTTATAACATTAACTGGACTCCAGGTAAATCTCTTGGTTGGATTTACTATAACCAAGTATGGAAGGAGTTTGGTCTAACTGATACTGGTATTATTGATATTGCTACCTTTAGTAATACTCAGAATATGGGTATTGGTACTGCTGCTGTTTCAGGATATAGAATGAATGTCCTAGGTAGTGTTAAGATTGATGGCGACTTAGTTGTAACTGGTCGAGGTGGTGTTGCTGCTGATAAGTATATTACTAAGACATATACTGGTAATGGTAGTACATTAACATTCCCAATTTCTACATATAGTGGAGGTATCGCACACATTGATGACTCTGTTTTAGTTACACTAAATGGTGTTGTCCAGATAGCAGGTACTAACTATACTGTAGACGCAAACGGAGCAAACGTAGTCTTTACTGATGCACCACTTGCATCTGATACAGTCCACATTAAAGAGTTCCCCATCTAATAAAGTATCATGGCAATTACCCAGATTAGTGGGAATCAGATTTCCACTAGCACTCAAGCAATTATAACAACATTAAGTTTCCTCAATGCAAATAGTGTATTGAGGATTCCTGCTGGTAGCACAGCAAACAGACCTACTGGTGTTAGTGTAGGTACAATAAGATTTAACACAGACAATGATGCTGCTGAGATATACAAGGCAGATGATGGTACTGGAAGTGCTGGTTGGGCATCAATCTCTGGTGGTGGTCCTGCTGTAGGGACAGATAGTGTTATTAGAACAAATGCAGCAACAATAGCAGAGAATATTACAATTGGACCCACAGCAAACGGGGACGCAAAATTTACTAACGGGATGAGTGCTGGACCGATAGCAATTAACAACGGTTTTACAGTCACCATTGAGAATAACGCAGCATGGAGCATTAGATGAATAGTAAGTTGAATGTTGGTAATATTGAAGGGTTATCACCTAACTTTACTGTCAAACTAAAGGCAGAGGCAGATATGGTATTCAAGGGTGATAGTCAGTTACTTATGAACCAAACATCACACTTAGCATTACCTGCTGGTAGTGACGCACAGTTTGATACTTCTAATCAATCTTATGCACCTAGACGAGGTTATAGAAACGGACAGTTGCGTTTTAATACAAGTAATGGTAAACTACAGATTTACAATGATGGTCGGTGGACCAGTGGATAACTATGGGTTTTACAAAAGATGGACAGGATCCTAGGATCCTAGATGTGACACATCATGATAATTTTATCTCTGAATATAAAACTAATCTTCGAGGAGATAATTTAATTGAGTATTACAATTTTATAAGAGGACAAGGTAAGGCATTCGATAGAACTGCTGGTCAGAACGGTGCTGTTACTGACCAGCAGATTTTTGTACATGAGTTACCACCTGACTATTGGCATGATAATCTATCAAGGTCAGTCTATAGAGCATGGAACTTCTTAACAGAAGATGCTTTAAATGATTATGGTAAGAAATATGATGTGTTGGTTGGAAGAAAATTCCAGCATACGATGTGCAAACTACAAAGAACTGAACCTGGACAAGGGTTTCATAACTGGCATTATGAATGCACACCATCAACACCTTATAGACTTCTAACTACTCAGTTATACATCAATGATGACTATGAGGGTGGTGAAACTGAATTTCTATATCAACACGTAAGAATTAAACCTGAAGAAGGAAAATTCACTATATGTCCTACAGCATGGACACATGCACACAGAGGTAATCCACCTTTAAATGGGACAAAATATATTGCTACTGCATGGGTTGAAGAGTTTCCTTTCTTTGGACAATAAATAGAAGAAAATACTAATGGCATGAGCACGCTAACAGTTGCACATTTAGCAGGTACTGCTGCTACAATCAGTCAGACAAACATACCAGCAGGTCATACTTTAGACATCGAAGGTAATGTTTATCATGATGGGACTGGAGCGTTGCGTTTGCCTACAGGGACAACTGCTCAGAGACCAGGCAGTCCACAAGCAGGTTATATACGTTGGAATACAGATACATCAGCAGTAGAAGTATATACAGGTAGTACTTGGAAAATGTACTCTGCTGAGAATGGTAGTAGTGGATCACCATTTACATCATTAGCAAATGTAACTACTGCTGATCCTACTCCTGGATTCTATTACGTTAACTTTGATGGTGGTGGAAATGAAGAGATGTATCTCTTCAAAGATAGTAATAACAAGTGGTGGGCAGGTGTAGCATCTATTACAGATACTACTAACCATGGTTCATATACTGGTGGTAGTGATAGTTGGTATGGTAACTGGTCTAATACAACAACATTTGGATCAGGCACAGGATTTATGGGTCAAGACTTTAAGTCAAGACATTACCATAACTGGACAGTTAATGATGTATTGATAATGCAGGGATGGTCAACATCTGGTGATCCTTATTCATTATCAACTGAAGTTGCATATATTAATGGAGTTTTCACCAATAGAGGTGGAAACATGAAAGAGATGTTTGAAGACCATATTGGATTAGGTAACCACGGAAATATTGGTGGTACACAGATAGGTGGTATGACTTTCTTAAAAGGAAGTGCAAACAACTCAGATAATAGATATAGAGGTAGTAGTGCTGGTGAATTGAATCCCAACAACACTTGGCACGTTTCTCCTGCAAACTGCGAAAACTATACTATGAGTATGATTAATGCTCTAGGTTGTGCATCTAATGGATGTAACGTTGAGCACCATTGTTGGGTTGGTAACACTGGTAATAACTATTCAAACCAAAACTTCCCAGAACCTAACTGGTCTGGTAGTTGGGGTATTAATAACCCTGGCAGTCAAAACTGGATGTATTGGTTATTCTTCTACGCATAACGATGAGCACTATTAGAGTCAACAATCTAACCGCACCAGCAGATAACAATTTTGCTATCGAGATGGAGACTGGTGAGAATATGCGAGTCGCAGGTGGAATGACTAATAATTATTGGACTCAATTCTCTATACCATCTGGCACTACAGCAGAGAGACCATCTGCACCTGTTGCAGGTATGCTTAGGTTCAATACTCAAACACAATACTTAGAGGTATATACAGGTAATGCTTGGTCTGGACTATTCATGGCACAATCTGGTGGTATGGATGGATCATCAGAAGCATCAGCACCTAACTCAGTTCAAGGATTATTTGACGCAGGTGTATCAACAGACGGAAATTATTATTTGAATCTTGATGGTACTGCAAGGAAATATTTTGTACCATTACAGAGTCATCCATATTATATTGTTATGGCAAACTATGGTGGTGGAGCAAACGCATGGTTCTCCAATGCTTCAGCATTAAGTGGTAATCAAATAAATGATGTAGGAGACTCAACTCCTACGGGTAACTTTGCAAACAACGGGACATACGGATATTATAGAAATACTGGTGGATCTGATTATAAGTATGCGACAGTTAGTAGAAGGGGAATATCTTATCGTTATGTAAAAATGAGGTTTAACCTTTACACATATTATTCAAATGATGGTGTAAATGGTAGAAACTTCTTAGGTATATCATCAGGTGTTGGTGATGGTATGACTATTATGCGTAACAACTCTGCTGAGGGTGACGCACAACATATATTCACATATTATACTGCCATAAGTAATAATGATGGTAACAGTTGTCCTTCGCAAGCAGGGATGACACCAACCATGCAAGCGGGTGGTAATAACCCTGGTGGATTTATGAGTAACCGATATAACTGCTTCTCTAGGAGTGGTAACGGTTTCACAAGTGAATACGTTAGAAACTTCACTACTCTTCCAGGAGATAATAGTGGAGGCACTGGACCAAATGTATTAACAGGAGACTCTTGGTACACTGTTGATATGGGTTCAGACAAATCTCACGACATGCACATTGTTATTCATTCTGACCAAGACAGTGGAAATGAAGATACATACATCAAACGTGGTGTAGTGCTTGTCCGACCTGCATAAATAATACGAAGGATAGAAGTTAAACATGTCACAGTTAAACGTTGATAAAATTGTATCCCTAGCAGGAGGTGGAGGTACCGCTCAGTTCCAGTTGGAATCATCAGGCAACTTTAACTTTGACTCAGGTACTTTTTATGTTGATGCCACCAATAATAGGGTAGGTATTAATGATGCTTCTCCAGAGTATTCATTAGATATCGAAGCAACTGACGCAGTTAAGATGCCAGTCGGCACAACTGCTCAAAGACCTGGTACCGCAGTAGAGGGATTATTCAGATATAATAGTACCGATAGAACCTTTGAAGGTTATTCATATAACCAAGATACAGGTGCTACTGAGTGGGGACCAATTGCTGGTGCAGCAGGTGGAGCAGCATTACCTGATCAATCCACTGACAGATATAGTGTAAATTATTCTGTTAAAGCACAATTAATGTCCGATGGTACTAACGCTTATTGGTCACATGAAAACGGTGCAAGTTCATGGGCACAAGCAAGAATCTGGACACATGGATATACAGGTGGAGGATATAGAGGAGGTAGTCCTTGGAAGAATATTAACAGGACTGTTCACTCTAACGACACAACAACAAACTTAGGTGATAAACTCGATAGATCTGGGGCATATATGTCAGGGTCATGGAGTGACATCAAGCATTGGTTCCATTCAATGGAAAACACATACAGAGGTTCATCTAACTATACCTCTGGTTTTAATATGGCAACTGAAAACGGTATAGCACACCTTAACCAGTGGGATATGACCGTTAATAGAGGGTCAATGGGATCCTGTCAAGACCATGTATTTGCAGGAGGTAATTCATTCTTGCATTGTGGTGGTAACTCAAGGACTGACGTTTTCAACTTGAAGACTGAAACCATGAGAACCTCTGGTTTCCCTAATGATTACCCTGATGGTGGTGATGACCCTACATGGGGTGGTCATGGAAGAACTCATGGGTGGATTAAAAGGTCGGGTACCCGAAGAGGATTTGAGTGGAAGACCGAATCTTATACCATGTGGAATCATGGACCTGGTGGTGATGGATGGAAGAAAATTCTTCCAACTATGCTAGGACACATGTATGTTGGTACTGGAAACAACAACCAAAATGGTAACCAAAAGTGTGATGACCGTACTGGTATTCAGGTACATGGTCTTAACTTTGGTAACATGGGTGAAGAAAATTTCCAAATGGGTATGAGAAAAGGTTATTGTTTAGGTAACTATAACGGTAACCAGAATAACCAGACATTCAAAGTTAACTATATGAATGATGGTCATAACTATATGGGTAACACAACTGAACCCAAAGGACATTCTGGTATGTCCTCAGCACACTGTGCCTCTGCAAGTTCTGTAACTTCAGGTGCAGCATCTTATGACTACGGCACAAACATTCCTAATTACTAATGGCAGACACTAGAGACGTTATCGTATTTGATCTTGAAAGGTATCCTATACTGAATACCTGGGGGACTCGTTTGGATTCAGTTATGGATCTATATTGGGGACACATAGACAACGATAGGTGGGATCATATACCACAGAATATTGCTTACTTAAGATTATCTGCTGCTGATGCCATTACAGCACAGACATATTGGGGTGAAGTAAGAACAGAGAAGTCAGTTTATGGTACAGATGAGAATGGATTATATACTGACAAGCATAAGGAAACTATAACTCAAGCACAATTTGATAAGACTGAAGAAGTAATGAAAGCAGTCATTACTCTTAGAATCCAAGAGATTTTTGAAAAGAGATATACTGCATTGAGAAAGAATTATGGTGAATTAGAACATGCTACCTGGAAGGATCAGTATGAGGAATCAACTGCATATATCGCAGATAACTCTACAACAGTTAAATTAATTGATAGACTTGCTACTATTAGAGGGTTGACAACCGCTAGTTTTGCTGCTAAAGTTGTTGATAAATATAATGCGTGGCAAACCGATTTCTTTAATCTTGCCGTGAAAGAACAGGAATTAGTCCAAGAGATTAAATCTTGCTCTGACATCAAATCAATCAATGTCTTCCTAGAAGATAAGTTTGGTATTGAGATGTCTTTACAACAAGCACTTGAATATAGTAGAGCAACACAAGATGGTTCAACAAACGTCATTACAAGAAACTCCGAAGTCAACTGGGGGTTACAATTCTGATAATTATGATGTAAACGAAGTCTGTAAGGCGTTAGATGAAATTTCGCCTTGGGAAAATTGTGACGAGTTTACGAAAGAATTAATGGAGTGGGCAGACCACCAATACTTTGAGCAGTCTGAATTTCAGAATAAGCATTTCGTAATTAATTCACATGTAACTCCTTATCGCCAAATGCAACAGGCAGCGATGGAGGTACAAGTAAGATATAATTCACTACAGAAGATAACAATATCATATAAGAGATGCCTCAATGATATTGCTAGAGTAACACATGAAATGGAGCAAGAAGATGATCCATTTTACAAGCAAGATAAGGTATATGAATTACAGTTATTGCAAGTAGATAAGACTGTATGGGTTAATAAGATTAATCAATCTAAGAAAGAGATTGAAAGTTTTGTCAAAATTATTAAAGAGAAATTCCAAGACCCCAGTGATATTAAGGGATTATTGGAAGATAAAGAATTAAAAGAGAGAGAAGAGCAGAAGTATTGGATTGCTAGGATGGCAAGACAGTCTGCTACTGATCTCATGACTACTGGTAGAATTCAAGCAGGTAACATTGAAGCATTACTTCAAATGAATCCTGAAGATCAAGCAGCAGTTGTAGACCTTGCTTTGACATATTCTACTGCTGTGAATAGGTCTATCGGTGGAATTAAGACAGCAGCAGAGGATAGAGTTGATAAGATGATGGAAGGTAAACCACCTCAACTATTTGATACCAATGGAGTTTTAACTGATTATGCAACCCAAAACATCGCAGACAGATTGCTTCAGTCTGCCGATCAACCCGAAGGCGGATCCTCAATTTCAGGACGAATTACTGATTCCATTTCTAAACCAGCATCGTCACCTAATAACTGATTTATATTTTACTTGTAGGATGCCACCCTTTATGCAGGATGCAATGGGTGATACATTTCGTACTGAGAAAGATGCTAAGAGGGTTGCAGGTAACGCATTTTATGTAAGAGAGAAGACAGGCATACCATTGTCTGCTACGTTTAATAATATATGGGTACGACCTGATGAAAAGAATTTAGATATATGGATTGAAAACTTCAAACCATTGTATGATATTGGTATCAATATAGTTACCTTACCTCATACATCATGGGTTGCTACAGGTAGAATACAGAGAGCATTTCCAGACATTTATATAAAGAATACGATTCTCAGGGAGGTAACTAAACCCAATGAGATTGTATCCTTAGCATCTATGGGTTTCAATTATATTAATCTTGATAGAGATATAATGAGAGACCAAGAAGCATTGGTACGTATTAAACAAGCAAAGGAATATTGTGCAAAGAAAGGTAATCCTATCAAGTTATCATTGCTAGTCAATGAACACTGTTGGGGTGGTTGTCCTATCATGCCAGAGCATTATCAATATAATAGTACAAGAGAAGGAACTCAACCTCAATATTTTAATAGTGAAATCAGTAGAATATCATGCTCACGTTGGGATGCTTATGACCCTGCATTTGAATTAAAGCAAGCAAACTTACCACCTTGGAGAGAGGACTGGGAGGAGTTGCTAGATGTTATTGATGTGTTCAAATTACATGGTAGAGAGAACTTCATGCGAATGAAGGAATCAATGGACATCATTAAAAGATGGAATGATGGTGACAGTATATTATATCCAGAGTATGTTAAATATATGGAGGATATTGATATAAAAGATTCTCCTATTAATATCTGGAGACAGAAGATAAAGACATGCAAGTTTGATTGTTGGGATTGCAACTATTGCGAGTCTGTGGTAGAATCACATTTACGGAGGCAGAATAGAAAAATGGATCCATTTGTAGATAAGGCAATTCGTGCTATTGATGCTGCTGTTGATAATAAATCTAATTTCAATCCTGAAGGTTATGATGTTGTTGGGTTATCATCAAACAAGGTAAGACATTTACTCAATAATCTATGTGATGCTGGCACAGTATATGCTGATGTTGGTTGTTATATGGGCAGCACATTATTTGCTGCATTAATGGGTAATCATGCAGTTAAAGCATATGCTATTGATGATTTTGGTGAAGGTGAGATAAGACCAAGACGAGAAGACTTAAGAAGTAAGTATGAAGTTGAGGATCCATTTAAACAATTCATTGAGAATGGTAAGAAATGGTTTAATAAGTATTGTTCTATTGGTGTTAGTGATAGGAGTCTGTTAGATGTAGAGTTTAACTTAGATTATAGACCATCAGTTATATTCTATGATGCAGACAATAAGAAGAAACCTATGCTTGCTAACTTAGAGCATTTACATAAGGCAGCAGAGCACACATATATCTTAGTAGTTGATGATGCTAACTTTGATGGTGTTGTTGATACCACTAAAGAGTTTTGTAAGGATAAAGAAGTAAGATTTGAGAGGATAATATTAACAGAAACTATAGAAGATGAGAATGATTGGTGGAATGGTCTTTATATTCTCGTAATACATAAACCTGAACTATTTGTGCCTAAAGGATCTAATGAAGTTACCATTAAAGATAGAAAAGGACTTTCTTCCAAGAAGTGAATTCGACCTAATGGTCGCAAAGATGGTAGATACTATCCCTTGGTGGATGGGTAAGATCCATTATGATACACCAGAGAATATCCATCGTAACATGCAGATGGTGCATTATTTTTATGAGCACCATACACCCAATAAGCAGACAGTAGAGTTAATCTATCCAATATTGCAGAAAATACAACCCTGTGCTATAATCAAAATCAAAGCAAACCTAGTTATGGCAACAGATACCATTGTTGAGCATGGACTACATAGGGATGTGGAGGATGCAGAGCATCTATCAGACTTAAAGACTTCCATCTTATACTTAAATGATAATGATGGTTATACTATGTTTGAAGATGGTACTAAAGTGCAGTCAGTTGCTAATACTATGGTTACATTTCCCAATGATATTAGACACACTGGTTCTACATGCACCAACTCTAACTGTCGTTTAGTATTGAATTTTAATTATGTTTGATATTGTTTCATCAATCCTACAAAAGGAACTCTATATGGGTTATATCTTTGGGATTATGATTCTAGGAGGATTCATCCGAGAATATCATGTACTTGATGATGTGTATTCATTAGCAAAACGATATGTAAAAGATAATCGAGTGATGATTATCATTACATCTATATTTGGTGGAGTCCTACCTATACCTGGTAGAGTAGCATTATCAGCACCATTACTAGATGCTATAGCACCACCTGATAAGAAGAAACGTAGTCAGTTTGGTATTATTGATTATCTATCAACACATCATTATTATTGGTGGTCACCATTAGAGAAGACAATTATATTACCTATGGCAGCATTGGGTATAACTTATGGACAAATGTTGTCATATACATTCATACCATTGTGCATCTGTTTATTATATACATGGTGGTATATATTTTCTAAGGTAGATCCTCGTAGTGTTGTACCTGATATGAGTAATATTAGAGAGTTTGACTGGCAACGAGCATTAAGAGGATGGGCACCTTTTATAGCAACATTATGGTTATTATTGACTGTTGGTAAAGGTGGAGCAATATTCTTTTTCCCTTGGTTTGCTGCTATGGCATGTTATTATAGTATTCTATGTAAGGATTGGAATTGGGGTAAGTATTTGGATGGTAAGTTTGCAGTCATAGCAACAGTTGTGCTTGCATTAGGTGGTATTGTTGGTATGATTAAAGGACCAGTAATGGAATATCTCAAGAGTGCTGATACTACTATGATTATACCTGTTAGTATTGTTGCAGCAGTAGCAGCATTTATTATGGGTAGCAGTGGTAAGTATGCTGGTATGACTTCAGCATTAGTATTAATCTTTGGACCACAGTATATGGTATGGTTTCTAACTACTGAATACTCAGGTTATCTATTATCACCAGCACATAAGTGTTTGATGATTGGTCAACAGTATTTTGGCACACCTATCAGGAAATACTATAAAGTTGTAGGTGGATTGTGCGGTTGGTTAATAGCGTATGGTTTTCTAACTTTGGTTATATAAATACAGAAGAGAAGTAATAAGTAAATTCATGTCAACTTTAAGTGTAGGAACAGCATCAGTATCCACCTCACTCGTTGCTGCGACTAATACATACCCTACAACACAAGGGACTAATGGACAGGTCTTGACTACCCTTGGTAATGGTACCTTACAGTGGGCAGATCAGTCAGCAGCAGGTGGTGGAGTTGAGGGATTCACCAATTCAGGCACAGCATTGAATGGTGGTATCGACCTCAATTTAAAAACCTCAACAATATATCATTATACTGCTAACTCTGCTGGTACATGGCAACCAAACTTTAGAGGGGATGGTAGCACTACATTAAACAATTATATTTCTACAAATGAAACTATTACTGTTGTAATGTGGGTACCATGTAATAACTCTGGACGTTATCCTACGCAACATAAAGTTGATGGTAGTGTTATAACTCCTAAGTGGATTGGTGGATTTGGTGCACCAACTGGAGGACATGATGGTAAAATTGATTTCTATACTTATACTATTCTTAAGACAGGCAATGGTGCTTTCAGCATATATGCTAATCAAAACTTCTACGATTAAAGATTATGCCAGGTACAGTTAATTCGTCAGCAGGAAATGGTGCAGCAGACTGGACTCCAGGACGTGCGAGGTATGACGGTTGGAATAAAAACCAGACTCGTGCACCTTGGGAAAGGTCTCGTATCATCACGCATGGATATGTTGCTGGTGGATATAAAAATGCTAATCCTTGGTATAATGTTAATCGCACAGTTCATAACAATGACACCTCAACAAACTTAGGTGACATAATGAACTACGCAGCATCATATGTTGATGGTGCTAATAGTGATAGAGCATTTTATATTTACGGTGGAGATAATAGTTTCTCAGGTTATACGTCAAGAGTTTGGAAGATGAATTTAAGTAATGCTTCTTCTCAAGGCATGACAAACTCAATGAACGTTAGCAGGAATGATATGTCCTGTATGACAGACTACCATCATCAAGGTGCAAAGGTGTATATTACTGGTGGAGGTAATAGTACTACTGACCGCACCAATATGCAGAATGATACTAATAATACTGTACAAGGTAGTGGACAAGGTGGAGACTATAGTGCAGGAGCACAAGGTAGATTAAGAGGATGGTCTAAGACAGGAGGCACAGCACAATATCTTACATGGTCTACAGAAACATGGTCAGGTTGGTCAGGGTCACCAGGTACAAATGGATGGGGTAAAGCATGTAGTAGTTACCTTTCATACATGTATTGGAAGAATGGAGGTAACTGTACAACAGATATTAGAAGAGTTAATGATTTCACTGGAGCAAACATGAACGCATTCAATGTGCAAAACTCTGGTGAAGAGAATTTTCAAATGGGTAACTTTAAAGGTTATTGTTTAGGACACTATAATGGTTCACAGAATAATAACTCATACAAATGGAATTATCTAACAGACTCGTATGCTGACGGAGGTGGTAACATGCAACCTAAAGGACATGATGGCATGTCCAGTGCTGGCAACGCATCTGCCTACACATTTAACAACTACGGATACGGAATTTCACCACCTTCTTATTAATTATGGATGAATCAATCGCAAAATATTTTATCGCAGACATTGACGACTTGCCAATGGCAGTAAGGTCTGACGGTAATGTTAAGTTCAATCATAGCACCATTAAATACTCAGTTGTAGGTGTGACTCAAGAGATATGGGATGCACATTTAAAAGATGCTGGATATACTGAAGTGACTGCTGATGAAGCAATCATAGGGTCACAGCATTGGGGTAAAGTTGGGGCACAGATTAGTGACTATAAAGTAGAAGTTGGTACTGGATTAATATTAAAGACTAAAGTTGATATTGTTGAAACAAATCGTGCTTATGGTGTTACATTAATGAAGGCAGTAGCAAAGGAACTTGTTAAGTATGCTATTTCAGAGAAGGGTGACTCTGATGCTACATATAATACTGCTCTATTGACATCCATTGATAATTGCACTACAATGGCAAGTATCAATAGTATTTGGGAAGACTACCTAGGTGGTCAGTTGCCTAAAGAGCAAGCACAATCTGAAAATTTATATGAAAGCGATGGAGTCACCAGAAAATACAAATCAGGAAGAGTTAAACCCGACTTTATTCCAGGACTTTGATGAGTTTGACCACTATCTAATTGATAGAGCAAATACACATCCATTCCCTCAAACGAGGTATCAATGTAATCATTTTGTAACTGATTCTCATCCTACTGAATATCGTGCAATTAGACAGACTCTACTAGAGTTAGCAACACGAAAGCACAGTAATAAGAAGATTCAAGTTAATATGAAGAAGGCATATATTGAGATAGCAAGGAAGCAGAAACAAATAGAAGAGACGACTGACCCCTTTGATGCTCAAATGTTAGAGGTTGAGATAGAAGACCTAGAACTAGATATTGAACAATATGAGAAGAAGATACAGCAATGTAATCTTGAGTTAAGATATTATCTTGATTCAATTAAAGAGAAGTGTTCAACACCAGAAGATACTGATAAGTATTTTGCTGATGATGAAGAGGAAGAAAGAAAGTATTGGATAGCAAGGATGGCAAAGCAATCTGCTACTGATATGATAGGATATGGTACAATATCTGCTGGTCAGATTGATAGTTTATTGATGATGCCTAAAGAAGACCAAGAAGCATCATTAAATCTTTCAATGAGATATGCAGGTGCTATTAATAAAGGTATCAATGAGATGAGACTACAGGCAGAAGCAGATGTAAAATACTTTGACAATACTACTAACGTGACTAAGATGTTACAAGATGGTGCAGACAAAGTTTAGGTCTTTCTATTCTCGCATGTGGCAAAAGATATTTTCTCTACCTATTAATCCTAAGTTAGATCCTAACTTCATTAAGGGTGAGTTTCTTGAGTTCTTAATGAGAAATAGAGATTGGATTTATGATCTCTATTTTACATGTAGGATGCCACCATTCACTCAGGATGCAATGGGTGATGTATTCTTTACTCAGGACATGGAGTTCCAAGTAATAGAAATGGCAATGTGGTTATCTGAAATCACAGGGATTCCACTATCTGCAACATTCAATAACATATATGTGAGACCAGACCAGAAAGGTTTGGATATGTTTATCACAAACTTTAAGCAATTATATGATGCTGGTGTTAAGATAGTAACTCTACCTCATACTTCATGGGTATTAACTGGACAGATACAGAAAGAATATCCTGAATTATACATTAAGAACACTATACTTAGAGAAGTAACAAGACCTAATGAGATAGTTCAATTAGCAAGAGCAGGATTTCATTATATTAATCTCGATAGAGATTTAATGAGAGATAGAGATAGACTGATAGAAATAAAGGAAGCAAAAGAATATTGTGCAGAGCAAGGATATCCAGTTAAGTTATCAATATTAGTTAACGAAGGTTGTTGGGGTAATTGTCCTATAATGCCTGAACATTATCATTATAATAATACTAGAAATGGTGATGATCCTCAATATTTTAATGATACAATTAGCAGAGTTAGTTGTAGTAAATGGGATGCAGTAGAGGGAGGACTGGCAGCACTCAAGGCAGCAAATCTACCACCTTGGAAGAGTGATTGGGAAGAGTTTTTAGAGTTAGGTATAGATGTCTTTAAACTACATGGTAGAGAGTCAGCAACTAGACTTAAAGAGTCTATGGATATTATTAATAGATGGGTATTAGATAAGAAACTATTGTTCCCTACATTCCAAGAATATATTGAAGACGTTGATATTAAAGAAAGACCTATTGATGTATGGAGAGATAAGATAAAGACATGTCAGTTTAACTGTTGGAAGTGTAACTATTGTGACCTAGTTTATAAAAATGGGAAAAATAATAAAGTTAATTTTAAAATCAATAAAATAATTGAGGCAATAGACAAAGCAGAGTTAGGTGAAAGCAATTATACTGGAGTGTGTATTGAGTCACTAACTTCAGAAACTACTAAACATTTTCTCAATAATATATGTGCTATTGAAGGAACAAAGTATCTTGAGTTAGGTGTGTATGGTGGTGGTACATTCTATTCAGCATTACAAAATAACAATGTTAAAGGTTATGCTGTTGATGATTTTAAAAAGAGATACTTATCACCAGAGAGAGATGATATAGAGTTTACACCATTTACTAATCCAAAGACTGCATTTTTAACACCACCATGGTACCCAGATAAGAGATATGACTTTGAACTCATTGAAGGTAATATTTCTGAGGTAGAAATACCAGAGCAATGTAATGTTATATTCTATGATGCAGACCATGACCCAGTTGAACAATATAAAAATCTACAACACATCTGGCAGTATTGTGATGATGAGTTTATATTATTAGTTGATGATGCAAATATGCCTGGAGTTATTGATAGTGTTGATGATGTAATTAGAAGTAATAATCCTACAGTATTATTTGAGAGAAAGATATTAACATCTATTCCTGAAGATATAAACTCTTGGTGGAATGGTATCTATATTTTATTGATACAAAAATGAAACATCTAAAAGGATTTAATTTCCCTGCTGATAACTTTAGGCATGGTATAGATGAACCTTATGTCTTTGATAATTTCTTAGAAGATAAAAAGTTTCTTCCTATATTTGATGCAATGAAAGCACCAGCATTTCCTTGGAGGATGACAAAGATATTAGATGATACTGAAGATAATTATCTTACTAACATCCAAATGGCACATATGTTCTATGACCATTATTCACCAGAGGATGAAAGTATAAATTTATTGTTTCCAATATTAGAGGCAATAGATCCTATATCAATTCTTAAGATTAAGGCAAATGTTTTAACTAAGACTGATACTATTGTTGAACATGGACTACATAATGATATAGAGAATAGATTGGATTGTCCATTCATTAAAACAGCAATACTGTATATGAATACATGTGACGGTTATACTAAATTCTCTAATGGTGACAAAGTTAATAGCGTCCAAAATAGATTCGTGGTTTTCCCAAACTCATTGCAGCATACGGGTAGTACCACTACCAATTCGCCTTTTAGGATGGTTATTAACATCAACTACATATAATACAATTCGGATAGTGTCACACACCATTGCAATCTTGTAATCAATGTGTTATACTAACGGACGTAAAAGGTTATAAACCAATGCCTAAATTTCGATTTGAATGTATAGATGACGATAATGTTGTCACAACAAAAACATTCGAGACCGCATATTTGCAGGAATGTGTAGAACAATCACAAGACTTTCTTCATGGATGTGGATTTGTATTTGATGAATTATCATATACTAAATCTAAACTATCTCCTGAAGAAGAGGATGAAGCATCTAAAGAGGATGCAAAAGTTCTACTTCAAGAAGTTATGTTTGGTAAAACCTTAAAAGATAAGTCCACAATTACAGACTGGACTGCAACTGATTAAGTTGCTATATAAATTTAAGTTGTTTCATTCGCAATCAAACAAATGGGTAAAACTTTTAGACGAGGTGGTGCCGAGCGAGGATATTCTTCTCCAGGTAAATCACTTAGGGATAAAAGACAATCAAGTAAAAGTACAAATCGCTCTTACGAATCTTATGACGAATCATACACCAAAAGGAAACAAAGTGCTAAGAGTCACCACACACCCTACAGAGAAACGTGAAACAACGGAGGAATTTATTAATCGATTAACTGATGAAGATGAAATTTATCAGGACTATAGTTTTGATGATGGTTCATCCTTTCCAGCAGAAATAGATTATACTACTCAGACATAATGAAGGATCAGAATACAATCGATGACAATGAAGATTATAATCAGAAATGGAATCGAGGACTAGATTTGTACATTGAAAGTGTACACAAACCAGACAATGCTCTTCGTGCATGTGCTCATAATCAGAAATGTTATAATGAGTTAATGGATGTACGAGAGCATGTTTTAGAATACCTCAAAACAATAAGGAGATGAACCACACAATCGATTTACCTGCCTGTTTGTATCTTCAAGATGAAGAAAAACAAGTGCTAAAAGATGCTTTACTCTGTTATATTAAAGAGTTAGAAATAAAAGCAAAAAAAGATAAAATTCTATCTGTTGAGGCATACCAAGAGGTCATGGGCATGTTAACTAAAATCATCAAAAAAACAGGGTTATCTCATGATTGAAGTATTTTCTCCTAAATGGTATTATATTAATAAATTGGAGGAGGAAAAACAGAATAAGGTGAGTGAGTTGTTTAAAGATTTCATCGATGATGATGCTAACTTTAAACAACCACCTGCATGGAATTGTAATATTCAATGTTCTTATCAACATGAGAATAATTCCAAAGCACCTTGGGATGCTTGGTTAGAAATTGTTAGACCACAGTTTGATAATTTCATCGAAGAAGTTGGTTGTCTTCAAGATATAGAAATACTACCACAAGAAGCATGGGTTAATAAGTATTTGCCTGGTGATTCACAAGAGTATCATAATCATTGCACACCTAATACTAATATTAGTATGGTGTATTTTCATACTGTTAATGAGGATGATAATTGTAAGTTTAAGTTTCATAATGGTGAGCATGGTGAGTACCAACTCACAGGATTATCTGATTTAATTAAAATACCTAATACACAATATACTGAACCAAAGATAGAGCAAGGCAGTATAATATTCTTCCCTAGTTTCTATCCTCATTTAGTATCACCTCATAGAGGTACAAAACAACGTATCACATTTGCTGCTAATTTTTATATTGTGCCTCAAGGTTGGCGAGGATGATTGACACCTCTCCTAGTTCAATTAGATTCGCTCTAATAATAATATTATTCTT